CGGTCCGGAGACCGCCCGGCCTGGATCTATCCAAACTTGGTTGAGAGGTGGGATCCTGAATCAGCCCTCCATGAACGCCTCTATCCAGACTTGATTCAGAGGTGGTACAAGCATGGGTTGCTTCACCGGGATGAAGACCTCCCGGCTGAAATCATGGCAGACGGTTCGCAACTTTGGTTCGAAAACGGGTTGGTGCACCGGGGCCACGGCCGGCCGGCCATAATCTGGGGAGATGGTACGCAGGTATGGTACGAGCACGGGAAGTTTCAAAAAAGGGGTCCGTATACTCCAATCTAACGGAACGAAGATATGGTACAAAAACGGGAGGAAGCACCGGGTCGGGGGCCTTCCGGCCGAGATCATGGCAAACGGTATACAGAGGTGGTACCAAGAGGGTGTGCAGCACCGGGGCGGAGGGCTCCCGTCCGTAACCTTCCCAGGTGTTACTCCAGTTAATTTGTTCGACCTTGGACCTTTTAAGTCCAATAAATAAAACGAACCATTAATTATATTGACGTCAGTAAAAAAGCAATGCCAAAACAATCGCAGAGCAGGAGACCGCCGCGGAGCAGGAGACCGCCGCGGAGCAGGAGACCACCGCGGAGCAGGAGACCGCCGCGGAGCAGGAGACGGTCTCGGAGCAGGAGACGGTCTCGGAGCAGGAGACCGCCGCGGAGCAGGAGACGGTCTCGGAGCAGGAGACCGTCACAGAACAGGAGACGGTCGCGGAGCAGGAGACCGTCACAGAACAGGAGACGGTCTCGGATCCGAGGAGGGGTCATGGACGACGTGGAAATGGGAGCTGCTCCGGAAGAGGGCTATACGGGTGATTTGATGGAGCGGCACCACGGTCTTCAGGAAGCACTCGTGGAGCACGGTCTCCCGCACCTTGATGTGGAAACCATCAACGGAGTGTATGGTACGAGCAGAACGTTACGGGACATCATCAGACCGAGGAGTAGACGTCTCTACAGAGAGTGCCAACATGTGCAACCGCACTCGCTAAACGACCTTCCGACCGTGAGCAAGGACGGTTCACAAAGGTGGTACCAGGACGGTGAGTTGCACCGGGGCCTCGGCCCGGCCATGATCTCTCCAAACGTTGTTCAGAGGTGGTACCAGCATGGGGTGCTTCACCGGGGTGACGACCTCCCGGCTGAAATCTGGGCAGACGGTATGAAGGTTTGGTACGAAGACGGGCAGGTGCACCGGGGCCACGGCCGACCGGCCAGGACCCGAGCAGACGGTACGGAGATATGGTACCATCACGGGGTGAAGCACCGGGACGACGGCCCGGCAGAAATCCGAGCAGACGGTACGGAGGTTTGGTACCAGCGCGGGAAGGTGCACCGGGACGACCTCCCGGCTTACACCCAAGAAGACGGTACACGGATGTGGTTCCAGGATGGGAAGTTGTACCGTCCCGATGGCCTCCCGTGCCGGATCTTGGCAGACGGTACGCAGATGTGGTACGAGGACGGGGAGTTGCACCGTGACGGAGACCTCCCGGCTGAAATCTGGGCAGACGGTATGAAGGTTTGGTACAAAGACGGGCAGGTGCACCGGGGCCACGGCCGACCGGCCAGGATCCAAGCAGACGGTACGGAGATATGGTACCATCACGGGATGAAGCATCGGGACGACCTTCCGGCCGAGATCCGAGCAGACGGTACGCAGTTATGGTACAAGAATGGGGTGAAGCATCGGGACGACGGGCCGGCCGAGATCTGGGAAGACGGTACACAGATATGGTACAAGAATGGGGTGAAGCATCGGGACGACGGGCCGGCCACGATCTTGGAAAACGGTACACAGTATTGGTACGAAGAGGGTGAGCTGTACCGGGTGGAGCACTCCCGGTCGTAACCTACCAAGGTGCCGCTAGAGATGTTAAGAAATCTCTGAACTGGGAATTTGTTCAGCTTCGGATCTTGTGTCAAGTAAAACGAACCATTCATTATATTGACGTAAGTAAAAAAGCAATGCCAAAACAATCGCAGAGCAGGAGACGGTCGCGGAGCAGGAGACCGTCACAGAACAGAAGACGGTCGCGGAGCAGGAGACCGTCACAGAACAGAAGACGGTCGCGGAGCAGGAGACGGTCGCGGAGCAGGAGACGGTCGCGGAGCAGGAGACCACCGCGGAGCAGTAGACCGCCTCGGAGCAGGAGACCGCCTCGGAGCAGGAGACGGTCTCGGAGCAGGAGACGGTCTCGGAGCAGGAGACCGCCGCGGATCCGAGGAGGGGGCATGGACGACGTGGAAATGGGAGCTGCTCCGGCAGAGGTGATTTGATGGAGAACCCCGGTCTCCAGGAAGCACTCGTGAAGCACGGTCTCCCGCACCTTGGTGTGACAGCCATCAACGGAGTGTTTGGTACGAGCAGAACGTTACGGGACTTCATCAGATCGAGAAGTGGGCATCTCTACCGAGAGTGCCAATATGCGCAACCGCACTCGCTAGACGACGTTCCGACCGTGAGTGAGGACGGTGACGGTGCACAAAGGTGGTACCAGAACGGGCAGCTTCACCGGCGCGGAAACCTCCCGGCCGTGATCATCCCGTGCAGGGTTAAGAGGTGGTATCAGAACGGGAAGTTGCACCGGGGCCACGACCAACCGGCTGAAATCTGGGCAGATAATACACAGGTTTGGTACGAAGACGGGTTGATACACCGGGATGAGGGCCCGGCCAGGATCGAGAAAGACGGTACGCAGATATGGTACCAGCGCGGGGTGATACACCGGGATGAGGGCCCGGCTGAAATCCATGAAGACGGTACGCAGATATGGTACCAGCACGGGAAGAAGCACCGGGACGACGACCCGGCTGAAATCCATGAAGACGGTACGCAGATATGGTACCAGCACGGGAAGAAGCACCGGGGCGGAGACCGCCCGGCCGTGATCTGGGCAAACGGAACGAAACGTTGGTTTTATCACGGGACTGAGCACAAGGAAGGGAATCCGCCCGCCTCGCGCCACCTATATGGCTGGTAAATGTCATGGTACAAGGAGATGTCTATACCGAATAATCTCGGAACCGGGCATTGTTTTTTTCACATGGACAAAAAGATTTTTCAAATATGTGTCCGTACTTCCAGCACGGTTGGGTGTCTTGCTTCGGTTCTTAGGATTTTGATGTCCGCATTCCCCACACGTCAGGCTCGTATACGACTCGTTGAACACTTCTCCCGGCGTCTTTACTGACGCAAGGGGTCTCGGGGAATAAGACCTAAATGAGCAAGTTCTCAGACCTGTGCGGGTCTGAGAATTCGATCTGTACATGAACACAAGACGGGGAGTGATTAATTTGCGTTCGAGAGTGAATGTGTTGAATCGCGGTGTTTACGCCAAAGGTGAACTCCTAAACTGTCTTTGTTCTTGTAGACAAGGTCACAGTGTGGGCATTTAACGTCGCCTTGACCATTCCGCGAGTCGTTAAAACACTTTTTGCAGTGTGAATGCCTTCCATCTGTTGATGATGATTGGACAGAAAACTGTTCGACCGGTTTAATTTCCAAGCATTTTCGACACTGCTTTCGGTCAATCTTGATTTTATGTTTGGTTTTTGATTCCTGGGTTTGTGCAGTCTTACAGGGTTTACAGTAACAAGACAACCCGTCGGGTCGTCTCAAATCCTTGCCGAAATCAGTTTTGTCCTTTATTTTTTTGCATCGTGGGCACTGCTTTGTTGGTTGCGTAAGATTTTGAATCGTTTTTTGGAGTTTCTCACAGTGTTGCATCTCTGCAAAAGTACCGTCCCCTCGGTTCATCAAGTAATCGAAAGTTTGATCATAGTCGTCGATTTCCTCGTGTTCATACTTCGTGAGAGCTAAGTAGGACCGTACAAACTGGATGAGTTCAAAGACTGGGACATTGTAGATGCCCTCCCGATTCTCCTGCCGGTTTGTCACAAATGTATTCTGCACGGTTTCCTCAAGATTTTTGGCGTAGGGTGTAAAACAGGCGTACATAATTTTGAAGGTACACGGACTTGCTGTTAGATAATATACGGATCTTTCGGACAAATTCCCAGTGTAACCGGGCTTTGTGAAGGAATCGTGAGAACGATTCCCCATGATGTAAAAGCACGGGCCTTTCTTGAACTTATGCTGAGTGCGCTTCTTAAGGAGGGTTTGGTGTCTGCTCTCGAGCTGTTGTTTCTGTAGCTCAACCCCCTGTTTTTCAAGTTTGACAACCTCCAATTCGGCCGTTAATTTATTTACAATTGTCTGAAGCTCGGAGTCGCTCTTTTCTGCCCCAATGCTGACTTTGGTAGTCAGAAGCAGCTCACGTACCCACCTTGAGACCTGAAGTCCGAAATTTGGGCTACACCATTGGGCAAGATTGATTCCCAAGTCGGGGTGGACCCATGTTCCCTGTGCTCGATTTATTGAGTTTCCTTTGTACACTTCAACGCAGTTTTTAGTGCTGTTTGATACCTTGGAAATGAGCTCCTTGGTCTCTGAAAGTCTGGACCAGTTACCGATACGTTTCTTGACGACTTGACATAGCTTGGTAGCGTGGATGAAGCCGTCTTGTCTCGTCGGAATGGTTATTTTCTCACCGTTCTCAAGCGTGAGAACGCAGTGAAGGTAGTGTTCACTCTTGCTGTAGGAAACAGTTGTCATTTTGTATGTGGTTGTGTTGTTGTTCACTTACGACATTTATTTAGATCTCAATTTTGAATTCGATGAACTCGTATGTGATTAACACTTTTTTGACCGAATGATCGGGCAATTCGACGGTGATGTAATTCAGCGTCATCAGTGGTACCCGATCCAACGCTTCTTTTTCTCAAAAATGAAATGCCTGTCGGTCACAAAGTTACCGGGAATAGGGGTGGTTTTTCATACTGTTGTGCAGTATAAAAGAGAGTTGGATCGTTTTTCCGGCTTGACGGAGAACGAGTTTACAGAACTGGGAACGGTTCTATTACCCCCATGCTTTCACATGGGGCCAGACTATACCTTAAGCCCATCATCGATGTCTAGGACCAATAACCCGGTAGTCGTTGAGGGAGTGCCGTTTCCTTGCGTAACGGTTGTAGGCACTTTACCCGCGGATTGCCCAATCTTGAACGTTCACCCACAACTGTAACAACAAACTCGAAAAAATTGATTTTTGAGTTGAAGACACTTGTCTAAAAAACAATCATCGTATGCCAAATCCTAAAAAATTTGCGAAGAAATACAAATTTGAACTTGACCAGCCAGTCGACCCGAAAAATCGCAGACATTTAGGGACTTGTGTCTGCGGTACGAGAGGGTCAACTGCGTACTACAGTTTTGTGAAAGGAGCTTTCTGCCGCAACACGAGTTGCAAATATTTCCAAAAAGCCAAGCACCTTGATAGCGACGAAATGACCATGATCGTGATCGAAAAAAAGTGTCGTCTGCTTTCTCTCACGGGAACAGGGGTCAACACCGAAATCGAGTTCATTTGCTCGTGTGGGTTTCAGCAAACCTCACCATGGCATTTGTATGTTTTCAACGAGAAGAGGCTGTTGTCCCATCGGATATTTGTTGAAGCATCAGAGATTGATTTCTGAATCCCGAACATTTTATACTGCGTCTCAGTATAAAAGTAGTATATGTTGTAGTTGTGGGGTGACACCTGTGCTGTGTAGTGGTACTACAATACAGGGAAACCCAGTGCTCCACCAGAGATTCTGCGAATCTACCCCCCACCTTTCAATGGGGGACCGACTGTACCTTAAGCCGACTCAGGTTGATTAAACCTTCTACGTCGACCAACTCCCGTTCAGTCTGTGAGACCCTTTCATATCCTATCATAACGGACTTAGAAAGTGAGCCTGCGGATTATCCAATCTTTTTCGTTTTTACTGTGCCCTAGGTCATTACCCCGGGTATCAAATCGTGTTTCCAGCAATCTGAGTAGTAGAAAAAGCTCTAAGGACGTCCCCGCAACGAGGAGTTTCGCCGCTCGCCGTGCTCAAGCACAGCAAGCGACTAGGCGGTTACACTGTTTACCCCCGAACGTGTTCGAGGCAGCCGCCTGTTCGTCACCAGTCCCCAGTGGAGGAAGTCGAATGACGTTATTGTTCACTACAGTGCACAGATATTCATAGGTCTGTGCGAAATCCTGTCCTGACAGGGCGACACCGGACCCGGCGGCCCCCGTAATCGCGCCAGGTGATGCTTCGGGTACCATACTAACGTTAGTCAGTTTTCCGAAGTTGGTCGAGCCCATCGGATCCAGACATGTGAAGTCCAGGGAGTAGGAGTACATGTGGAACCCTGTGGCCAGTGGGATGACGGGCGCGCAGAACCAGGGGTTCATCAGGGAGAAGTAGTCAGACCCCATTTGGGAGAGACGGGCGGTGTTTTCGTAGATGAGGGATGTCTGCAGGATGGGGTCGACGGCCCCATCAGGTGTGAAGTCCACGACGGTTGCACCGGGAACGGGTGACGCGGCGGTGTAGTTGGACCACTCTCCTCCGAAGGTGGTGTTGCGGACAGAGAAGAAGGTGGCTTTAATTGCGTGTGAGAATCTGATATCATATGAGGGAGTGGGGTTGGTGCCGGGGGCGAATGTTTGGCGAGGCGCGGTTTGGACTTGCTCAATGAGGATGTCGCGGGGTGCGCAGGCCATTCGCTTACGTTCATCGTTAGATACGATGGCGTAGTTGGCCCAGACGTTGGTGTTTCCGAGGACTGGGGCAGCGGCGATGTCGGTGGGGACCGCGGGAATGGCGCGGAACTCGGCACCGGCGGCGGCGATGTTGTCGAGAATGAGCAGTTCGCTCCAGTTACGGAACGAGAACTGGATTCGCATGTCATTGTACGGAAGGGCGGCGGTGGGGAGGGCCACACCACTGTCACGACTGTAAAAGAATGGAAGGGGAAGGTTGAGAGTGAATGCTGGAATGGCAGCACCAGAGGCGTGAGGCCCTATCATGTCGTCCACGTTACCAATCATATTGTTATAACCATTCACCTTCCCGGCAGGCACAGTGAAGGCTGTCCAGAAGTCGAGATGGAAGTTGTCGAAACGAGCGGCAACGAGGTCGTTGAATGTGATGCAACACTCGCGGATGATGTTGTGCATGAAGTTACGTGTCCAACGGAGGCGACCGTTGGCCGCGAACTGGTTTCCGGGCAACAGCGTCACTGCAGGGGTCGTCAATCGAAGCCAAGTCTGCAACATGTAGTCGCCAGCCCTCGAAATCGAGACCGACCACTGCTGATCAAACGCTGGGGTCCCAGCCGACCTAGAGAGTACCACCGGGACCTGTGTAAACCATGTAGATTTACGAGTCTCCCGCACAAAGTACGCCGTCGCATCTGGACCGCCGTACAAGTACTTCTCAATCTCATCAAAGGTCGCAAGGTCGATGAACCCGGAGGTCACGTTGGAGTTGGATGTCGTCATTTTAGCTCTAGGCCAAGATAATAAAAAAACACAAAAAAATTACACACTCACAAAATACACCACCGTACTTCCCTCACAGACCGCTCCACACACTCTCCAAATACAACGTTTCACACTCGCATCTAACAGTTCCAACCCACACAAACACCACACCCAACATCAAACACATCACACCACCCACCTCCCCAACAAACACAACCCCACGACACACCAACCACATACAACACCACAAACCATAAACGACCGAAATCACCCACAAACACACAACGATCTTGCTAATTTTGATCTTAACAATCACTCAATCCAAAAACAAACGAAACAAACGAAACAAACGAAACAAACGAAACAAACGAAACAAACGAAACAAACGAAACAAACGAAACAAACCTCAATTCACCCATGGAATCGCCCTTGGCTAATTTCATCGCAAACCACTACCCCATCTTCGTCCTCGACGAAGTCGTCCTCGTCACACAACACAAACGCACTCTCTTCGTCAACTTCAACAGCATGTGCCACTCCATCGCAGACGCCAAAGTCGAACGATGGAAACGAGGAAAACACGCCAACATACTACTCACCTCCCTAAACGCGAAAGCCAGACCCGGCAGCGCCTTCTACGGGAGCAAAAACTTCGGCACCTGGGGATCCCTCGAACTCTTCGAACACTACGCCAACTGGGTCGGTGAAAAAACAAACAAACCCCTCCTCGGTACCCGCATCAAAAGAGACCTCCAAACCCGCTTCGAAAACCGACACGAACAATCCGACCCCTTCTTCCAAGAACTCAAAGTCGGCGGCACCCGCCGGTTCCTCCGTGCCAAACGAACAACCGGCCAAATCAACCTCACCGACATCACCACCGTCTACGAAGCCGACATCCGCCACTGGAAACGCACCGACGCATACAAGACCCTCGTCACCACCCACCCAACGTGCATCGACTCCAGCAACCAGTCCGTCGACGAATTTGGGACGCGGACCTCGTACGGAAACACCGTGGCGGCGAAGGCCCTACTCGATTGGTGCGGCAGAAAATGCGCGATCAACAAAGCGCTGAATGTCATCGTCCTCGACTTTATCAAACTTCACGACCCCGACGAGTACGAGGAAATCGAGTTCGAGGAGGAGGAGGTCGAGGAGGAGTTCGAGGATGAGGAAATCGAGTTCGAGGAGGAGGTCGAGGAGGAGGTCGAGGAGGTTGATGAGGAGGAGGTCGAGGAGGAGGTCGAGGTCGAGGAGGAGGTCGAGGTCGAGGAGGAGGTCGAGGTCGAGGAGGAGGAGGAGGTCGAGGAGGAGGTCGAGGTCGAGGAGGAGGTCGACAGCGATGATGACCGCCCGATATGTATGCTCAGACCGAAGAAAAACGCCTCGGTCATGTCTACCGACTACCCGTCGACGGCAATGCCAGACGTAGATCACGGGTTGTTCACCATTCAGCTCACCCTGGACAACAAGATCATCCCAGTTC